TAACGAAGATCTTGGCGATGATATGGATTTAATCCAACCAGAACTTCTAGGTAATTGTATTAGATCAGTAACAACTGAAAAAGATACTATTATACAGGTTCAGGATTCATCAGAAGAGATTCTAGATATCATAGAGCAAATTAAAGAAGATTTATCAACTACACAGAACCCAGGAGCGGTAATACGCTTAGAAAAAAGATTAGCTAGATTATCAGCTAAGATTGCAGTGGTTAAAGTTGGTGCTAATTCTGATATAGAGTTAAAAGAAAAAACAGATCGAGTAGAAGATGCTATATGTGCTACTAAAGCTGCGATCAAAGAAGGTATTGTTCCAGGAGGTGGAATTGCGTTACTAAACGCTTCACAAAATATAGTTGCTAAGTCAGCTGGAGAAGAAGTGTTGCTAGAAGCAATTAGAGCACCTTTTAAGACAATATTAGATAATGCTGGTATATTAGAATATGAATTACCAAAAAGTAAGGGTAGAGGTCTTAATGTGGTTACAGGTAATATGGTGAATATGATTAAGCAAGGAATTATAGATCCTCTACTTGTTACTAAAAGTGCACTTCGTAACGCGGCTTCCGTAGCTACAACGATTTTATCAACTGATTGTGTAATCAATAACTTGAGAATCGATGAAGGCAATAGGTAATAACATAATTATAACGCCTGTAAAAGTTACGGGCGATAAAACTAAAGGTGGTTTACTTTTAGTTAAAAAAGATAGAGAAGATATAAGATACATTAAAGCTGTTATTAATTCTGTTAGTGACGAAGTAAAAGCTTTAAAAGAAGGCGATGAAATCTATTATGATAGACATGCTGGACATATTATAGAATTTGATAAAGATCAATACACTGTTATTAAAATACAGGATATTGTAGTTGTTTTGTGAGAAAACTAGAGGCTAGTGACATTAGGGACTTAAACCTACTTAAACACTATCGGATAGTTAGAAGATGGGCTTGTAGAAATAACAAGCTTAATGATGCTGATTTAGAGTTGCTTATATACTTTGATTGCATGGGAATGTTTACAAAACAAGATTTTAAAATCGGTACATACGCTTACAGTTGGGACAACAGACGCTGGAACAAGTTGATAAAAGACGGTTGGGTAGTAGTTTTTAGAAACTACAATAGGACAACGCAAAAATACAACATCTACAAAGTTTCGTTAAAGTGTAAACAGCTAATAGCAAGAATGTATCGTATTATGCTTGGTGATGAAGACATACCAACTAGTTCTAGAAATAGTATAATGAAAGGTAAAACATATACAGACAAAGTATTAATCACAGCAATAAGAAACGTAAACAACGATAAAAACAGATAATTATGAACTATAAAGATCCTTTAAAAATGATTGATCCTGCAGCGGTCGCGGCAATAGCTAACACGGATATGACGTTACAACCACCTATTCCAGCTAACGAGCGAGGAGTAGCTAAGCCTTTGTTCGGTGAAACAGTTCAAAGCACAGCAGGACAAATATACGGTGATATAAACGCAAGACAAGCTTCTTTAGGAAGCAATGCTCCTATGTTTATGTCTGAAAAGCAGGAAGATGCTTTTGGACCCGATAGTGAAGTATACAAAAGTGGTAACACTGCTATATATGAAGGATTAAAAGCAGAATCTAACAAATAAAAAAAATAAATTATGCACAACGACAAAGCACATCAAAAAGCAGCTAAAAACTCAAGTGGAGTAGTTGGTGAATCAGCTATATGGGATGGACCATTAGATCAGACAGGGCGTTTACACGGTAAAGGATCAAGTTCTGGTATTACAGGTATGGAGGTTTCTAAAGCTCCTACTATGTACAAGTCTGGACCTATTACTCAGTTAGCTAAAGGAAGATAACAAATGGCAACAGGAGATATCAAACTACTGGTAGCCAACGCATTAACATTAGCGATAAGCATGACGCATATAGAGGTGACCTTAAAAGTTGTCCTGTTACTTATAAGTATCGGATATACAGTAACTAAATGGGTAAAACTTAACGAAAAGAAGTAATAATTAAAACATGGCGTACGAACAATCACAATCACCTTTCTTAAAAGTTAGAAAAACCACTAAAGGTAAAGGTAGAAACTTTAGAACGACAGAAGAAGGTGCTGGTATGACAAGTGCCGGTGTTAGTAAGTATAAAAAAGAAAATCCAGGTAGTAAATTAAAAACTGCTGTAACTGGAGATGTAAAACCAGGAAGCAAAGATGCTAAACGTCGTAAATCTTTCTGCGCTAGATCGAAAGGTTGGACCGGTGAAAGAGGTAAAGCTGCTAGAAAAAGATGGAAATGCTAAATAAATATACTAAAAATGGAAAAAGGACACTACGGTAATTACACTGGAAATGCAAGACACTCAAGAAAACAAGAAATGATTCACGATCGTGAATTAATTTATGACGCTAAAAAGCAACTTCATAATGCTGATAAAGATTATAAGCATGATTCGCCAGCTAAAATGTATGGTAAAAAAGAAAGCCCTGCTCACAACTCAGGATTAGGTCCTAAAGTTGCTGGTTCTGGAGCTTATATGAGTTCGCCAGCTAAAAACGTTAAATGTAAGTATACCAAAAAAAAGTAAATGGAATCACAAGGATTAGGAGACAGTATAGAAAAATTCACTAAAGCTACGGGTATTAAAACTTTCGTAGATAAAGTGTCTGATGGTCTTAACATGCCTTGTGGATGCCAAGAAAGAAAAGAAACTTTAAATAAAGTTTTTCCTTATAAAAAATAAATATGGCTTTTAAAATGAATGGTGCTCCGTATGCTAACAATAACACGCCTATATATCATGTGGATATGGAAGATGGTGTTTTGGGCAAAGCTAACAATAATGGTACTATAGTAATTAATAAAGACATTAAAGATACTAAGCAAATAGATGACGTTATAAATCACGAAATGGTTCATATAAAGCAAATGAAAAGAGGTGATCTTGATTATGACGATAAGTACGTATATTGGAAAGGTAAAAAATACTCAAGAGATTCAATGAAAGAAGGTGCTAAAAACCTTCCTTGGGAAAAAGAAGCATATAAAAACGCATAACTAAAAAACTATATTATGAGTGAATCATGGATTAAAAAACACGCTAAAAACTTATTAACCACTATGCCTGTAGATAACAAAGCGAGTGGCTTAAATTACAATGGAAAAATAGATCCTAAAACTGGTAAAAAAATAGGATTAGACTCTACTTTGTTTGATAGTAAATCTAATCCAAAAGATCCTAGAACTGGAACTACAAGCAAATCTTTTCAAGAGCGACGAGCGGTAAACGCAGCTGCTCACAAAAAACTAACAGGTGGAACTCCTCAAGAAAGAAAGGCTGAAAGAGCTAGAAGAGCTGCTAATCGAAGCTAAATGTGGAAAGTACTACTAGGTCTTTTAAAAGGAGGTGAAGGTAGGAAGTCTGTAGCTGGAGGTTTAGCTTGGGAAATAAGAGAAGCAATTAAAGGGAAGGAATTAGATCCTGAAAAATTAATAGAACTTCAAACCAAAATAAATCTAGCTGAAGCTTCACATCGAACATTATTCGTTGCCGGATGGAGACCTTTTATAGGCTGGATATGTGGCTTTGCGTTAGCTTACAATTTTGTTATACGTGATTTATTTATATGGATAACAAAAACAACAGATGCTCCACCACCATTACAAATGGAACACTTAATGACAGTACTGCTAGGAATGCTCGGGCTTGGCGGACTAAGAACATACGAGAAAATAAAAGATAAAGTAAAATAATTAAATTAAATCAAATGAAAAAAGTAGAAACTAAAGTAAAAGAATCGAACCAAGAGGTAAACAAAATTACTGACGAGCAATTAGAAGGAATTCAAAAGCACCAAAAAGAACTAAACAAATCTTTAACTAATATTGGGTATGTTGAAACTCAAAAACATAATCTACTGCATGAATACGCTGGATTAGTAGAAGATATTGAAAAGTATAAAAAAGAATTAGAAGATATCTACGGAGCTATTAATGTTAACATCGAAGATGGTACTTACACTCACATAGAAGAAGAAAAAGAGTAATGACTAATAACATTATAAGAAAAATAAGTATAGGTTCTGATTATAAGAACGAAGCTATGCATTACGCTGTAGGTCAACAGGTTTACGGCGGTCACACTATTTCTGATATATTATTTCAGGATGGAGACGACTCTTATAATATATATATAAAAAAGCACGATGAAATTCTTCCTTGGAAGAAGTTTAATAGCAATATGGCAATATCTGTTGAATACGATTTAGAGTATTAATGAACAGTGTTTACCAGTTCATAATTAAACCTATAGGCAAACGATACAATAACGAGTTAAGTATTGGTGATAAAAAGCTAATAATTAACTCTAGTATCGCTAGTCATAAGTTTGTTAATAGAGAAGCGGAAATAATTGCCGTACCTTTAGCGTTTGAAACAGAACTAAAGAAAGGTGACAAAGTTATAGTGCATCATAATATATTTAGAAGATACTACAATCAAAAAGGTAAATCTGTAAACAGTGGAAAATATTTCAAAGATGATATGTATTTTGCCTCTGATGATCAGATATACATGAAAAAAGTAGGTGACGACTGGAAAACGTTAAAACAATATTGTTTCGTTAAGCCAGTTGTTGATAAGGATGGCTCTAGTTTAAGAAAGTTAAAAGAATGTGTTGGTATAGTAAAATACGGAAACAGTGTCTTAGAAGCTCTTAAAATAAATGAAGGCGATTTGGTTGGATTTAAGAAAAACAGAGAATTTGAGTTTTTAATTAATGACCAGGTTGTATACTGCATGGAACCCAATGACATTTTAATTAAATATGAAAATAAAAGAAACGAAACTGAATATAATCCAAGCTGGGCAAATAGCAGTTGAAGAACTTATAAAGGTAGCAAAAGAAAAGATCGTTGACTCAGAAGATGATATCTCTGCTGACAGACTTAAAAACGCTGCCGCTACAAAGAAACTTGCTATATTTGATGCTTTTGAAATATTAGCTAGAATAGAGTCAGAAGAAGATCTTTTAAATGATAAACCAAAAGCTAGCGCTGTTAAAGCTGAAGAGTTTAAGGGTTTCGCAGAAGGAAGATCTAGATAATGTACAAGCAAGATCTATACCATATAGTAGAAGACCATATAAAGCCAAACGTTCTAAGTAGGATGAATAGGCTTAAGAAATGGGAATACGGATACAATAAAGAGCATGACATAGTTGTCATAAGCAAAACAGGACAAATAGGAGAGATATATAGTATACAAAATCTATTAATAGCTCTTCCATTGGCTGAAGACGTGTACAAGTGTTCTAAGAAGAAAGAAGAACAACGTTGGAAAGTTTTAGAATATCCATCTGAATTAAATAAAATAAAAACAGTTTATGATTGGAACGAAAGACCAGTCGAGTTTAAAGAAAAATGGTACGAGTACATCAACAGGGAGTTTGTTCGTCGTGAAGAAGGCTATTGGTTCTATAGCAACGGCGTTCCTACTTATATTACTGGTTCTCAGTACATGTACCTGCAGTGGACTAAAATTGACGTGGGGTCAGCAGATTTTCGCGAGTCAAACAGGTTATTCTACATATTCTGGGAGGCTTGTAAATCGGACAGTAGGTGTTACGGAATGTGCTATCTTAAGAACAGACGGTCTGGATTTAGTTTCATGGCATCATCCGACACAGTTAACCAGGCAACAATTTCAAGAGATGCTAGGTTTGGAATACTCTCTAAGTCTGGAGCTGATGCTAAGAAAATGTTCACTGATAAAGTTGTACCCATATCAATCAATTACCCCTTCTTTTTTAAACCAATACAGGACGGAATGGAGCGTCCAAAGACAGAATTATCATACAAGGTACCTTCGAAAAGGCTCACGCGTAATTCAATCAAAGAAACAACGGAAGACTTACAGGCGGGTCTTGACACCACGATCGACTGGAAGAATACAGGGGACAACTCCTATGATGGAGAGAAACTCAAGCTCCTCGTCCACGATGAATCGGGTAAATGGGAGAGACCAGACAACATCCTCAACAACTGGAGGGTTACGAAAACAACGTTAAGATTAGGTAGAAAAATAGTAGGTAAGTGCATGATGGGATCTACTTCAAACGCATTAGACAAGGGTGGATCAAATTTTAAAAAACTATACGAGTCTTCGGACGTCACAAAAAGAAACCGCAACGGACAGACTAGCTCAGGACTATATAGTTTGTTCGTACCTATGGAGTGGAATTACGAAGGATACATTGATTCTTATGGATTACCTGTATTCGACACTCCAAAAAAACCAATCAAAGGTATAGATGGTGAGGATATAGATATAGGAGTTATATCACATTGGGAAAATGAAGTAGATGGATTACATGATGACCAAGATGGTTTAAACGAATACTATAGACAGTTTCCAAGAACAGAGAAGCATGCTTTTAGAGATGAAGCTAAAGAATCTTTATTTAATTTAGGTAAAATATACGAGCAAATAGACTATAATGAAGATCTACGCAATACTAATGTTGTTACACAGGGTAATTTTCAGTGGGAAGGTGGGATTAAAGATACTAGAGTGCTGTTCGTGCCTAGCAAAAGTGGAAGATTTTTTGTTAGCTGGGTTCCTCCAGTTACACTGCAAAATAGATACAATATAAAAAATAACGTTAAGTATCCTGGTAATGAGCACTGTGGAGCTTTTGGATGCGATAGTTATGATATATCTGGTACAGTTGACGGTAGAGGTTCTAAAGGATCTTTACACGGTTTAACTAAGTTTTCAATGGAAGACGTGCCGCCTAACTTATTTTTCTTAGAATATATAGCTAGACCACAAACAGCTGATATGTTTTTTGAAGATGTTTTAATGGCATTAGTTTTTTATGGTATGCCTATACTGGCAGAGAACAATAAGCCGAGACTATTATATTATATGAAAAGAAGAGGTTACAGAGGTTACTCTATGAATAGACCTGATAAGGTTATGCACAAGCTATCTGTAACAGAAAGAGAAATAGGTGGAATACCTAATTCAAGTGAAGACATAAAGCAAGCTCACGCGGCAGCTATAGAGGATTATATAGAAAACCACGTTGGTTTACTAAACGAAGGTTACGGTAACATGTACTTTCAAAGGACTTTAGAAGATTGGGCAAAATTTAATATAAACAATAGAACTAAACACGATGCATCTATAAGCTCTGGTTTAGCTATGATGGCTTGTAATAAACACAGATACACGCCTGTTGCGCAAAGAGTAATATCTAAAGTATCTTTAGGTTTTAGAAAATATAATAATTCAGGTCAAAATTCAAAAATAATATAATAAATGGTCTACAATACTAATAATAGCATCTTTCCAGATCAGGTGGTACCTGAAGAAGAAAAGAAATCATTTGAATATGGTTTAGCTGTTGGAAACGCTATTGAACAAGAATGGTTTAGAAATAACAGTGGTCAGGATAGGTTTTCCTATAATTTTCAGAACTTCAATAGATTAAGATTATACGCTAGAGGTGAACAACCTGTACAGAAATATAAAGATGAACTATCTAATAATGGTGATTTATCTTACTTGAATTTAGACTGGAAACCAATTCCAGTTTTATCTAAATTTGTTGACATAGTTGTTAACGGTATGACAGATAAAGGATATGAGATTAAGTCTTTTGCATCAGATCCTTTTGCTACGCAACAAAGAACTGATTTTGCTTTTAATGCTTTAAGAGACATACAGCAGAAAGAAAACATAGAAGAATTAGCTAAATTAACAGGTAAAAACTTTTATGCATCTGCAGAACCAGAAAGCCTTCCTAATGATCCAGGAGAGCTTGATCTTTATATGCAACTTAATTACAAGCAGAGTGTTGAAATAGCTGAAGAAGAGCTAATAAATAGCGTGCTAGAATTCAATAAGTTTGATGAAACTAAAAAAAGATTAGCTTATGATCTAACGGTGTTAGGTATAGCGGCTAGTAAAACTAGTTTTAACTTAGCTGAAGGTATTAAGGTTGATTACGTTGATCCGTCCAGTTTAGTCTATTCAGCTACTGATGATCCTAATTTTGACGATATATATTACGTAGGTGAGGTTAAAAGCTTAGCACTTCCTGAGATTAAAAAAATGTATCCAAACTTAACTAATGAAGAGTTAGAAACGATACAAAAATATCCAGGTCGTCAAAACTATTCTCAAAGCGACTGGCAAGTTAATAGCGATGTCAATCAATATCAAGTGCTATTCTTTGAATACAAGACATATCAAGATCAAGTATTTAAAATAAAGCAAACAGAACAAGGATTAGAAAAAACTCTAGAAAAGCAAGATACGTTTAATCCTCCTCCAAGTGACAACTTTGAAAGAGCTTCAAGATCTATTGAGGTTTTATATACTGGAGCAAAAATATTAGGCATGGGTGATACTATGCTAGAATGGAAAATGTCTGAAAACATGACAAGACCATACGCCGATACTACGAAAGTTAATATGAACTATTGTATATCAGCGCCTAGAATGTATCAAGGTAGAATAGAATCTTTAGTTAGCAGAACAACAGGTTTCGCTGACATGATTCAATTGACTCATTTAAAATTACAGCAAGTTTTAGCTCGTATGGTTCCTGACGGTGTTTACGTAGATGTTGACGGCTTAGCTGAGGTTGACTTAGGTAACGGAACGAACTACAACCCTGCAGAAGCATTAAACATGTATTTTCAGACTGGTACTATAGTGGGTAGATCACTTACTCAAGACGGTGAGATGAATAGAGGTAAAGTACCTATTCAAGAGCTTCAAAGTTCTTCTGGTATTTCTAAGATTCAAGCTATGATATCTACATATCAGTATTACTTACAGATGATACGTGATGTAACCGGACTTAACGAAGCTAGAGATGGAAGCACACCTGATAAAAACGCACTAGTAGGACTTCAAAAACTAGCGGCAGCTAACTCCAACACAGCTACAAGACACATACTACAGTCTTTAATGTACATAACTATAAGATCTTGTGAAAATATAAGCCTTAGAGTAGGTGACATGCTACAGTTCCCATTAACTAGACAAGCTTTAATAGGTAGCATCAATAGCTTTAACGTAGCTACACTTAGCGAGATAGATGAACTACACTTACACGACTTTGGTATATTCTTAGAATTAGAACCAGAAGAAGAAGAAAAAGCTCAACTAGAAGAAAGTATACAAATTGCATTGCAAACGCAAAGTATTAGTTTAGCAGACGCTATAGATGTTCGTCAAATACAAAACATAAAGCTAGCTAACGAAGTAATAAAGTCTAGGCAAAAGAAAAAAGCAGAACAAGAACAAGCTGCTCAAATGGCTAACATACAGGCTCAAGCGCAAGCAAATGCTGAATCTGCAGAAAAAGCAGCTTTATCAGAAGTTCAAAAACAACAAGCGTTAGCCGAAACTACAGTTCAAATCGAACAAGCTAAATCTCAAATGGAAATTCAGAGGATGGAGCAAGAAGCTTTTATCAAAAAAGAATTAATGGCTGAAGAGTTTCAGTATCAATTAAGACTTGCTGAATTAAACATGAAGGCCCAAAGAGATAAAGAAGATCAAATAGAGAATAGAAAAGATCAAAGAATAAAAATGCAAGGCACTCAACAGAGTGAACTCATAGATCAAAGGCAAAATGATCTGCTACCCAAAAACTTCGAATCAACTAATGACAGCTTAGGCGGTTTTGATTTAGAACAGTTTACCCCAAGATAGGGAATTATTAATTTTTATTATATTATATTATGTCAGAAACAAAAGAAGTAAAACAAGAAGGAGAATTTAAATTAAAAAAGAAAACTCCAAAAATTAAAGGCCAAGGAAACATTGTTCCTGAAGTTACTAAGATAGATTTAAGTAAAAAAACAGAAGAAGATGCCATTCAAGTCGGAGAAACAGAAAATGTGGTTGATGATAAACAAACCACAAATTTACCAGAAGTGGAAAAAGAAGTACGGGGCGACTCCAGTGAAATTACTAAAGTTGATCTCAAAGAAAAAGTAGAATCACCTTTAGAATTAGTAAAAGATGAAGACGATAACCCTGAAGAGATCACAATGGTTGGAGGCACTGAAACTCCCGACACCTCACAGGAACAAAAAGAAGTACTACCGCAAGCTCAAACACAAGACTACCCAGAAAATGTAGATAAACTTATTGAGTTTATGAAAGAAACCGGTGGAACTATTGACGACTATGCTAGGCTTAACGCTGATTATAGTGATGTTGATGGAGGAGCATTATTAAAAGAATATTACAAACAAGCTAAACCACATTTAGATTCAGAAGAGATTGACTTCGTGATTGAAGACTCTTTTAGTTTTGATGAGGATTTAGATGAAGCAAGAGACATTCGAAAGAAAAAACTTGCATATAAAGAAGAGGTTGCAAAAGCTAAAAGCTATTTGGAGTCGCTTAAGGATAAATATTACGCAGAGATCAAGTTGAGACCTGGGATTAATCCTGAGCAGCAAAAAGCTACAGATTTTTTTAACCGATACAACGAAGAGCAAGAGCTCAGTAAAGTTAACCAAGAAAGGTTCCGTAGCCAGACAGACGAACTTCTTAACAGCGAATTCAAAGGTTTTGATTTTAAAGTTGGAGAGAAAAAGTTTAGATATGGCATTAAAGATCCTGTTAAGGTTGCTGATAACCAAAAAGACATCTCTACATTCATTAAGACGTTCTTAAACGATAAAGGAGAGGTTGCTGATACAAAAGGTTATCATAAGGCTTTATACGCAGCGCGAAATGCCGATACCATAGCGCAACACTTTTATGAGCAAGGTAAAACCGATGCTATTAAAAACCAGTTAGCTAAGTCTAAAAACATAAGTACAGAGCCTAGAAGAACACAAGATGGCAATGTATTTATTGATGGATTTAAAGTGAAGGCAGTTAGCGGTCTTGATTCTTCAAAGCTTAAGATTAAAACAAAAAAATTTAACAATTAAAAATTAAAAATTATGGGAACATTATCCCCTACTTTTGGGACGATTAAACCGTCGCAATCACAACAATTACTACAATCTAACTATCTTCAGTTTAACACTGGAACTGGTAAAGATTTTGCACAACAGTATCTACCTGAAATCTACGAACAAGAAGTAGAGCGTTACGGAAACAGAACTCTTTCTGGATTCTTGCGTATGGTTGGAGCTGAAATGCCAATGACGTCAGATCAAGTTATTTGGTCAGAACAAAACAGACTGCATATTGCCTATGACGCGTGTACTAACACAAGTGGAACAAATACTATTGGTATTCCAGTTGGAGGTACAGCTATTGATGGAACTTTAGTTCAAAACGTAGTTTCTCCTGGACAAACTGTTGTTCTTTTGGATGGACTTGGAGCTGAATTAAAAGCTGTAGTTACAGGTTCGCATCCAGTAAATGGAAACGTAGTTGTAGCACCTTACACAGCTGCTGATACAAGCTCTCTTGCTGCTACTGGAGTTAAAATGTTTGTATATGGTTCTGAATTTGGCAAAGGATCTTCAATCACGAATTGGGGTGGTGGTGCCGGTGAAATCACTACAAAGGGTGAAAACATTAGTATTGACCCTACGTTTACTCAATTTAGTAATTCACCTGTTATTATTCGTAACACATACTCTATCAACGGATCTGATATGTCTCAAATTGGATGGGTAGAAGTTGCTACTGAAGATGGAACATCTGGATACTTATGGTATTTAAAGGCTGAATCTGAAACTCGCTTACGTTTTGAAGATTACTTAGAAATGAGTGTAGTTGAAGGAGAATTAGCAGCTGCTGGTTCACAAGCTTTAACTGACGGTTATAAAGGTACACAAGGTTTATTCGCAGCTGTAGCTGACAGAGGAAATGTTGAAGTTGGATTCAGTACAGCTACTGGATTAGATGACTTTGATAATATCTTAAAAAATCTAGATACTCAAGGAGCTATTGAAGAAAATATGTTATTCTTAAATCGTGCAGTTTCTTTGG